GGTTAAGTTGTTCTCGAAGCACAAGTGCTTCGCTATCTAATTATTTATCTAGGAGACTAAAATGTATTCATACAATGCTATATGCGAGGACGACACGGTCCTGTTGAGCCCCCGCTTGAAAACGATCAAGGCCCTACGGGCGAGGTACTTCCGCAATCGTGAGATGTTCGAGGACCAAGGTCCGGTGACAGAGATTGTTGTATTCAAGGGCGGTCGCATTCACGGTTACTACACTCCGGAGTTTAAGTTGGACCGGAGCAAGCCTGCTTACATTCACAATATTTTTTATGGGAGAGTGTGATGTCTTATAACGGTTGGAAGAACAAAGAGACTTGGTTGGTGAACCTGTGGCTAGGCGACAGCTTGACCATGGACCAAGAAGCGGGGTGTGAGATCAATGCTGCTTACATTGAGCTGATGGTTGAGGTTTTTGTAGAGGAATGCAGCCCCGATGCGAACTATGGAGAGATGAATGGTTTTATTGCGGACCTATTGAACTGCGCCTTGGGTGAGATTGATTACGACGAGCTTGCTTCGCATTATGAGGAGGATGAGTGATGTTTAGTTTTGATTGTTTGGAAGAGGGTACGATGACGCTGGACTGGGATCCAGCGTCATACAAGACGAAGGCTGGTGCGGCGAAGGGTTTGTACCGAGCGTTGTGCAAGTGGTGTGAGATGGTTGGCATGGATCCGAGTTACGAGGTTCATTTGCGGACGCCTCGAGAACGCAAGGCTGCTGGGCACAGTGAGGTTTGGCATGTATCGTTTGAGGCTGGTCCGTATGAGTGGGCTGTGTTGGCTTCGATGCAGTTGCCTGATTGCAAGTGGGGATATGTTGAGCCGTATTACAGCTTTGATTTGGATTTTGTATCATGAGGGAGCTTAACGGTTGGTATGAGAATGAGTATGGCGCGGTTCCGTTTACGATGCCAGCGGAGACGTTATTGGACGCAGTGATTAAGATGCGGTTCGAGGACGCGGACTTTGGTTACACTGACATGGAGGTGAACTGGGGTACGCTGGAGGATTACGAGGACGTAGGAACTATCATTTATAAGTTGGTGGAGGGAGAAAATGGGTAAGATCAAGAACCTTTTGATTGAGGCGATGGAGACGCCGATCATGGATGTGTGTTCTGAGTGTGATGGGTTGGGTCAGGTATTTTACGAGGTTGCGCGACCGCAAGGTTTTGGTCGTGATGTTGGTTATTTGGACGAGGTCCAAGAGCCATGTAACGAGTGTTCTGGTGATGGTGAGGTGTCGCGGTTGTGTGATTGCGGCGAGGTTGTGACGCTTGGAATGGGTCACGATGCTTATATTTGCGAGGAGTGTGCGAATGCTTAATTTATATGACAACAGAGGTGAACGGGTAGGGAACGGTTCATTGACAGAACAGGAGCGTGTTGTGGAGGCGCGTAGGACCAAGGGCCAGACGTATCGGGAGATAGCCGAATACATGGGTCTTAGTTACCAGCGGGTTCAACAGATTGATGTTCGAGTGAAGGCGAAGCGTGAGGGCAAGATCCCTATGTCGAGTGAGAACCGGAGAATTTTATCTGAGGAGGAGGAGATCAAGGTTCGTGATCATCCGCTTCGGGTTCTTCGCAAGCAGATGGGTTATAGTCAAACGTCGATGGCGAAGGCGATTAACAGATCCCAACCTTGGATTACGAAGGTTGAGCACAACAAGTGCAGCGAGAGGTTGTTGCGAGCGTATGTTAAGGAGCTTGCAGCGTATTTCAAGATGGACGAGAGTTTGATGTTGAAAGATACTTTGGATTGGATTTCGTCGGATAAGACTGTGGTTGATGATTTAAGGGGCAACCCCAAGAAAGAAATGCGAGCGGAGCCGCAGCCGCAGGTTGATGAAAATCCGGACTTTAAATATTTATTTGAGTGTCAGAAAGCGGTGATCGAAGCGCAGCGTCAGACGATGGTTATTCAGCAGCAGTTACTTATGTCCAAGGATTTTTCTCGACCGAAGGTTCCGAGCCAGAAGCGATGGGTGTTTGAGAAACCGCAGGGGGTGGTGTTGCGTGAGTGGCTTCGCAAGAACGGTGTATCAGCCAATGAGTTCGCAAAGAACCTGAACATTGCGCAGCCTACGTTGTCGCGTTGGATGTCGGGGAAAGCGTTGCCTACGGTTGACCATGCGGTAGCGATTGAGGCTGCAACGGGTGGCGCTGTATCATGTGTCACATGGAGGAAGCGCAATGATTGAATATTTCACAGCGTTGGTTTTGCATTATGAGGTGCAAGGCAAGGAGCTTGAAACGGTGGTTTGGTTCGAGAACGAGGACCATTGTCAGGAGGTATTGCAGAACGACGTAGCGATGCCCTTGTACGAGGAGCTTTATGACTTGTATGGTAACAACATCATGATGTTTTGCGAGGTAACGAAGGAGGTTTCAAGGATCGTTCGTCCTCGAGCTAGACCGGAGGTAGACAATGGGTGATCAAGACTTAACAACATTTCAGGCTGCACAGTTAAGCTGGCTCAAGCGTCAGGTTGATGCGTTGCAGGACGAGCGGTATCGCAGTGATGCGCGGCCCAATGTGCAGCGTGAGTTGTTTGCTGCGCGTGAGGAGCTTGACACATACGTCAAGAACCTTCGAGAGGCGGGGAAACAGATATGACAGAGTTTGAGAGGATTAAATACGAGGATCTGTATCGGCAGGCGTGGTTGGCTCAGAACATCAAGGACAAGGCGTCGAACCCGCGTTGGAATGGTGGGGTCAGCAACAGCGCGTTGAACGGGTTTAAGAAGCACACCAGCGTGAACAAGGGTGGGCGTCCGAAGTTGTCGTTATCCAAGGATGCGGCGATGCTAAACAAATTGCTGCAACGTGAGATGTCTTTGAACGATGCGGCGGACATCATGGGTCTGACGATCAAGTCATTGCGTCAGATTAAATCGAGATACGGATTGCCAAGGAGTAAAGATGAGCCCGTTTCTAACGTACATCCCGACAAGGATTAAAGAATTAGATAAACAGATCGATGACATACTGTGGGAAGAAACCGCAGATCCGAGGATCGAGCAGCTAGTAGACGAACTAAATTACCTAAAGGAGAAAGAAGCAAATGGCGAACTATACGAACCCAATTTTTAACGACATCTTGAAAGAGGCATCGGTTATTGTCTTGGACATAATGGACACTCAAACAGCGTTTGGGATTACTGACGAGGGAGAGCGGTGCTTTATCCCTGCCAAGGTGGTGAAAGCCTTTGACCTCGAGGAGGGGTTAGAGACACGCGCTGTCATGATACCGAACTCGGGGGATGTCAAAGGAGACACGCCGTGGCGGGTTATCAAGGCTCTGAGCGTGGGTCCGCAGGACCAAGTTGCGAGTTTGCATAACAACCTTCGAAAGGCGATGGGGGATGGCGATGCGCCTGACTTATATAGCTTGAGGGAGTTGTCTGAGCTTGTGGGTGCGTCTGAGGATGTCATCAAGAAGGCTCTAAAGACCATGGATAACGTGGGAATGGAGACGATGTACTACTACGAGACGTAACTTGCGTGTCGCCCACATGTGTGATACTTGTGGGCGACAACTGATAAAGGATTACTTATGGCTAAGAAACAAAAGCCCGAGCCGCCACTGCCTAAGTTTAGAAATGTGGCGATGTTGCTTGACGATCACGAGATGCTTCGTGAGATGGCTGGCAAAGAACAGAGAAACATGGCGCGACAACTGTCTGTTTTGGTTAGAAAAGCCTATGCAGCGTTGGAAAACTCTGATACAGTTTAATCACTGCTCGAATAGGTTCACGCCTGTGGCCTTATTTGCCCTCATAAACTAACCCCGACCCGGCTAGGTTTCGCACTGCAACGGTTGGGGTTATTTTTTTGCCTCGTTAGGCTTTCCCTTTTTCCCTGCGATTTGGTAGTCTTTTTCTTTAGAGTACCCGCGTATTTGTGTGACGTTGCTGCGCTTCATATTTTTGAGCAGCGCCCCTGCTATATCGGGAGAGAGCCCAGCTAGTTCACCGAGCTCCTCCTTTGCGCTTTTCAGGTTGGTCCATCCTTTTTTGTAATCGCAGATTGCTTCGATTACTTCTTCGTGGGATTTAGACTTAGCCATTCTTTTGCTTCCTCGCCTAGTACCTTTGCGCCGATATCGATCTTTGCTCGAAGAGCCTTGACGATCCGTTCGTCGATTGTGCCTTCGGTAATCAGATCGATGTAGGTCACGTTATTCTTTTGTCCGATCCGGTGGGCGCGGTCCTCTGATTGGATCCGTGTTTCCAGATTGAAGTCGTTTGCATAGTACACCACGAGGTTTGCTTCGGTCAACGTCAGGCCGTACCCAGCGGTTGCTGGGTTGCCCACGAAAAACTTGAGCGGGTGGTTTGGGTCTTGGAAGTTTTCAACTATGCGGTTGCGTTCATCGTCGGACGTATCGCCGTAGTATGATGCGGCACAACCTGCTCCGAACTTTTCGTTCAGCATGGCTGTGATCTGTTGGATGTCGTATCGGAAGCGAGACCAGATGATTGCTTTGCCGTCATGCTCGTCCATGATCTCGGTCAGGGCATCCATGCGCGATGACTTAAAGGTCAGAGTATCGCCGTCATCTGTCTTGAGGTGTCCGGACATAATCTGTTGCAGCCTAAGAAGCTGGGTAATGACCGCGGGTGCAGACACGAGGTCCCCGTTATCGAGGAGCAAGAGCGCCTGCTCTTTAATCTGGTTGTACATCTTTAGTTGCTCGTCAGTCAGGGTGACGTATCGAGCGGTGTAGATTTTCTCGGGCAGATCGAGGCAATCTTTTTTGAGCACCCGATAGGAAAAGTTTTCAATGCGCCAAGTTAGTTCATCGAGGTTCTTGAACCCGACGATCTGTTGGAATGAATTATGTCCCATGGTGCGCTTTTGCGTGACGGCGTACCGTCCTTGGAACGCATAGAAACTATCATACCCCAGCAAGCCCGACCGTAAAAATTCACACTGAGAATAAATATCCATTGGACTTTTTGTTATCGGAGACCCTGTCAATAGTCTTTTGTACTTGAAGTTCGCTGCGATTTTCATCAGGTTCTTGGTGCGCTTGGCCTTATGGTTTTTGATGGTGGTTGATTCGTCGATTGCGATTAGACCATTTGAGCCCAGCGCACGACCCATCCATTCACCAGCGGTTTTACCTTTGACCGAGGAGAACGCTTCGACGTTCATGACGAAGATGGTCAGGCCGTTGAACCTGTCTTTGACTGACCGCATTTCTTCTTGCTGCTTTTTGTTTGGCGATGACACCCAGCGTATTACTCGATGCTCGATGTCATCGGACATATGCTCGGGGATTTCTTTGGCTACCCAGTTGCGGTAGACGCCCTTGGGAGCGATGACCAAGGCGAAGTCTATAAGCCCCGCTTGGTACAACATGCCCATGTTGTCGATCAGAACCTTTGATTTGCCTGTTCCCATTTCCATGAACAGCCCAAACTCAATACGATCCCACCCTGTATTGAGCGCCTGTTTTTGATGGTCAAACGGTTTTAGTTTAAAATTGTAGTTGACATCCATCATATACCTCCACTATTGTCTTCTGTACGGATAGCACGAGGCTACCGTATAAATCAACCCTGAAGAGGAAAAACTTATGAACGATATATTTGAAGACTACTTCGACGAATCAGATGCGTTAGCGTCTGTTGATACTGGAACCGGAAAGCAGCTAAGTCAACTGGTTCGAACCCTGCGCAATGTTGAGCAGCAAATCAGCGATGCGGAGGAACACTTAAAGGCACTCAAGCAAGAGAAGCACAAGCTGTCTGTCGAGAACATCCCTGTTCTAATGGATGAGATGGGCGTCGAGCGTCTTGACGTGGACGGTGCTGTAGTCGAGCGCAAGATGATTGTGTCTGCCTCGATACCCAAGGACCGCAAAGACGAAGCCTTGGGTTGGTTACGCGATAACGGGCTGGACGACATCATCAAGAACGATATCACCGTTTCGTTTGGTAAGGGCGAAGATAATGTTGCGGGGGACGTTGTTGGTCTGCTGCAAGATCGTGGCTTTGATCCTCAAACCAAGACCCACGTCCACCCATCCACACTCAAAGCGTTTGTTAAAGAGCGCGTGACGGATGGTAAACCAATCGACCTCGACCTGTTCGGGGCGTTCATTTCTAACACAGCACAGATCCGGAGGAAGTAATATGGGTGCCGTAGCAAAAAAGAAAAATGCAGAGTTAAGCACAGATGTCATGGACGACATCCTCGAGTTCGCGGGTGAAGGCGCAACATACGACAGCAGCGAGATGCAGATCCCGTTCATTCGTATTTTGCAAGCGATGTCGCCACAACTCAAGAAGCGTGAAGCTCAGTACATCGAAGGCTCGGAGCAGGGGGACATGTTTAATAACGTGACCATGGAACTGTTCACGGGCGAAGAAGGGATAACAGTCGTTCCTTGTTTCCAGACCACCAAGTACCTCGAGTTCATACCTCGGGAGCAAGGTGGTGGTTTCCAAGGGGAGATCCCAGCCACTGATCCGGTGCTTCAAAAAACCACTCGCAATGGGGCCAAGGAGATCCTGCCTAATGGACACGAGTTGGTTAAATCGGATCAGCATTTCTGTTTAGTTGTTGGCAAGGATGGCATTACTCAACCTGTCGTGATCGATATGAAATCATCGCAGTTAAAAGTCAGCCGTCGTTGGAAGACGCAGATTGCCATGCAAAAGATCAAGCATCCGAAGACAGGCCAGATGGTTCTGCCTCCGTTGTTTGCCACTCAGTGGAAGTTTACCACTGTTGAGGAAAGCAATGACCAAGGGTCGTGGTTCAATTACACTATTGAGAAGATCGGACTGGTCGAGGACCGCGATCTAATGCTCGAAGCCAAAGCCTTCCGCGACAGTGTTGCGGCGGGTGAAGTGAAAGCTGCTTCGGAGGAGGAAAACCCAACTTCCAATCCTCCGGTCAAGGACGATGAAATTCCGTTCTAAGTAGCCTCGGGGGACGGGTACTGAGGCCGTCCCCCAACTTCATTTGGGAGCAGTAAATGTCACAATCTAAAAAGCTGCTTGCCGCGTTTGCTGGGGCGAAGAATGCTCATGGTACAACGACTGTTGGACGAACAAGCAGGGACGGCAAGGCAAACAGCAAGAGCAAGATTATACGAGAGCCGTTGACCGAGGCGCTAGTACAGGCGCACATCGATGGCAAGCAGGGGGTCGGGGCTATCCCGATCAACGAAGAGAATAAGTGTAGGTTCGGGGCGATTGACGTTGATGTCTACGATCTGAACCAGAAAGAGTTACAGGACAAGATCCAGAAGCTCCAGCTTCCGCTGCTGCACTGTCGATCTAAGTCTGGTGGAGCGCATCTGTATTTGTTTCTCAAGGAGTGGGAACAGGCGGCGGTGGTCCGAGAGTATTTGACCGAGATGTCGATCATGCTGGGTCACAGTGGGGTCGAGATATTCCCGAAGCAAGACACGATTATTGTCGAGCGGGGGGACGTGGGTAACTTTATCAACATGCCATACTTTGATGCGGAGATGCCCCAGCGGTATTGCTTCGATGAGAAGGGCGAAGCGATGGAGCTCGATGAGTTTCTGGAGGCTATCGACAAGAAAAGCGTACTGTTGTCGGATCTGGAGGCTATTCGTAGCACGACCCAGACGCGCAAGCATTTTGATGACGGACCTCCGTGTATTCGAAACATCTTTTCGGACGGGCCGCAGTCGGAGCCGCGCAATAAGCTGCTCTTTTTTATGGGCGTGTACTGCAAGAAGAAGTTTCCGGACAGTTGGCAGAATGCGTTGGAAGAATATAACCGGACGTTGTTTTCTCCTCCGCTGCCCTCGACGGAAGTCATGACGGTTATCAAGCAGCATGAAAAGAAAGACTGGGGGTACACTTGTAAGGATGAGCCGTTCAAGTCGTACTGCGATCCCGCGCTCTGCGTGTTGGCAAAGCATGGGATTAGCGACGATGCTCCGGATGCACCACAGGTTGGTGGCCTGACGATTATGCTGTCCGAGCCGCGGTTATACTTCATGGATGTAAACGGGCTGCGCATTCAGTTGAGCACCGAGCAGCTACAGAACCAAACGCTCTGGCAACGGGCCTGCATGGAGCAGTGCAACTTTATGCCTCCGACTACCAAGGCCAACAAGTGGCAGCAGATGGTCAACAGCTTGATGAGCCAAGCGACGTACATCGATGTACCGGAGGAAGAGACGTATGCGGGGCAGTTCAAGAGTCATTTGGTTTCTTACTGCACGAGCCACATTCGAGCGATGGCACCGGAAGAGATTGAGATGGGCAAGCCGTGGACCGATGACGGCGTAACCAAGTTTAAGATCGAGGGGCTGCTGGAATATCTGCACCACCGCAGGTTTACTGCGCTGGGCCGAGCTCAGATCATTCAGATGATCAGGGACATGGGCGGCGATAACGGCAGTCAGAATATTATGAAACGAGGCGGGAAGCGGACCAAGATACGTTGTTGGTGGGTTCCTGCATTTGAAGAGGACGAGGTAGAATTACCCGTACAGGAGATAGATAATGACATCCCATTCTAACAGATTGCTCCGGGTCGGAGAGGTTGCCGATCTATTGGGAGTATCACGGTCTTACGTCTACAAGTTAGCACAGATGACGGACGACTTTCCGAAGCCCATTGTTCTTGGGTCCGACGATAATCGACGCTCGGCTTCGCGCTGGGTTTTGGCGGAGATCGAAGATTGGGTCAACAGCAGACCAAGAGGAAAAGATTATGATACCTAAAGCGGAACTTGTTCTAGGCCCACCGGGCACTGGTAAGACATACTACCTCATACAGCAGATCAAAGAGGCGTTGGCTAGTGGAGCGCACCCGTCTCGACTGGGGGTTATTTCATTCACGCGCAAGGCTATCGAGGAGATGGTAACAAGAGCCTGTGCTGAGTTTAATCTGGAGGCCAAAGACTTTCCCCACATGCGGACGAGCCATTCGTTTGGGTTTCGTGGACTTGGGTTACAGTCCCAAGACGTGATGAACAAAGAAGACTACGACAACATCGGGCGCGAGATTGGTTTGACCTTTGAGGGTAAGTTACGGACGAACCTTGAGGATGGCATGTCACTGCCTACGCTCGGAGGATCGGGGTCCAAGTACCTACAGCTTGAGAACCGCGCACGGTTGCGCATGGTTGATTTGGACACGGAGTTCAATCAGGAGGGCGACAGGGACTTGTTCTTTCCCAAGCTGGAGCAGTTATCCAAGCAGCTTATTGAGTACAAAGCTGCGACCAGCAAGTACGACTATGTGGATATGATTGAGAAGTACATCACGCTGGGGATCCCACCGAACCTCGACTATTTGTTTATCGACGAGGCACAAGACTTCACCCCATTGCAGTGGCGCATGGCGGAGAAGATAGCGGAGAAGTCAGAGAAGGTTTATATTGCTGGGGATGATGATCAGGCCATTCACAGGTGGACGGGCGTTGATGTTAAGGAGTTTAACAAAAGCTCGGCTAACGTCAAAGTTTTGGCTCAAAGCTATCGCATTCCAAGATCGGTTCACGCGCTGGCAAAGACAATCGCCCAGCGGATTGATGATCGGCACGTCAAACAATTTAAGGCTCGAGACGAAGAGGGTAACGTCGAATACGTTTATCATCTGGAGGACGTTCCGCTGCACGAGGGATCGTGGACCATCATGGCTCGAACTAACGGATATGTTTACGAGTTAGCCAAGCATGTTCGAAAGGCTGGGTTTAAGTATTCAATCAAGGGCAGGCCGAGCATACCGCTCGAACTGGTGGCGAACTTGGGCACTTGGAATGACCTATGTGCTGGTAAAAGCGTGGGGCTGCAACGCATCAAGGACCTCTATTCGGCGGTTCCGAAGCAGGGAAAGAATGCTGTAGTCAAGCGTGGCTCGACGCAGATGCTGGACGTGCTTGCTCCGGACGCTGAACTGGACATAGAAATCTTGCAGCTTCAGTACGGGTTGTTGGCTGGGCCAGAGCAGAGCGCCTATGAGGTGATGCGCGTGGGCCGAGACGATCAGGATTACATTGACGCCATGGCTCGAAGAGGCGATGATTTGATGTCGGAGCCTCGGATCAAGTTGTCCACATTCCATGCGATGAAGGGTGGGGAGGATGACAACTGCGTTGTGTACACGATGTCGACGGCGGCGTGTGTTAACAGCGATCATCCGGACGATGAGCATCGAGCATTTTACGTTGGCGTAACCCGAGCGCGTCACACGCTATACATTCTTCAGAGCAACCATAAGTACAGGTACACGATATGAAACGAGATGAAGATTTTAATTTAAAGGTAACTGTTCGCAATGGAAGGTTACTTCGTGCGATACGCGAGCGGTATTCTTCTGTTGCGGACATGTGCCGAAAGATGGGTCGTTCGCATCAGACGGTAAATAAGTTAATTACGATGAAGGCTGTTCCGTATAATTCGAAGGGTTGGACGGATTTAGCTTTGGATATT